ATGATTTGGCAGGAGCTGTTATATTACCCTCATACGCTCCTGTACTTGAATTTAATGTAAGTGTAGATGTAACACCATTAACAGTTGCTTTAACACTACTTATAGCCATTTACGCATCCTCCACTTCCCCAAATATTTCAATATACTTCTTTACATTCCTCTGTCCGAGATAATCTCTAACCGCATTTTCTGTCCGAGGAATAATCTGACCCGTTCTGAAAAAAGTAAAAAAATGCCCATTCTCCGCACGATATAAATACCGATCTTTCTTATCATCAAAATAGATAAGTTCAGCTTTATCTGTATCGTAAAGCAAACCATTAACTATCCTTTTCATCTTTAATCTCCTATCTGATTAACCGCTCTTCGGAGTTCCAATTTTCCACCAAAAGCACCATTGAATGTGAATGTATGTTTTTGAACAACGGCTTGCAATGAACCTAATATTTCACTCTCCATAAATATGATATCTCCTGCATCTATTCTAGGTTCGCCGCGATAATCAACCATATAGGTAACATTATTCGCATAATAAAAAGCCAACCATTCAGCCACCTCTTGAGCTAAGTCTTGGCTGGTTATCAATGGATTTTCAAAAGTAACAGGTTGACCCGTAGGATTAACACTAACTGTCACATATACATCATCCTCCACCTCTTTAGGATCTTTGCCTGTTTCTTGTTCGTATGAGAAAACCTTAACCGATATAGATGATACTTTTTCTTCTCTTGTTCCGGTTGGATATATATTGTTATCAAATAATCTCAATGTATAATCTGTTAAATCACCGAATGTTACTTTTTTTACAAGAACGCGATTATTAGGGGTAGCTTTCATAAATCGTATAGTCATAGTATCAAAGCGACCGAACTCGTTACCTATAACATTCTTCCCTGTTACAAGATTGGTAATTGTATCATCTCCAACCAAATCACCCTCAAAGTATGTCAATATTTCTATTTCTTGCGGCGGATTACCGTCAAAATAGATGATTAAGCCATAATATGTAAATCCTGCCTCTAATTGTAATGTGACGCTAGGAATAGATGTAAAGTTGCCGTATTCATCCGCTACTTCTTGCGTGATATACCCGGTTTCTGTTGAATAATTACCATCTTCCGGCAAAAATAGCATCATCCCATCCGCAAGCCAGAAATCCTGTGTTAAATCAGCATATATGGCAGTTGAGCCTGTTTTAAGATTGCCTGGATTTGAGTATTCAGCGGCACCTGTTGTTGATACTATGATATCGTCCGGCTCTATAACATTAGCAAATGCAGCTTGTAAAATAATCTGACCATCCGCATTCTGATATAAACTACATCTTCCAGCATTAGCTATTAGTTGTAATGCTTGTGCATAAGTCATACGCTTTATAGGCGCATCTATTGTGATATCCTGCAAGTATTCATCAATAACATATTCGTCTGCCTCTAAACCTGCATCTGTAAGAATATTGACCGCTTCATCGTAAAGAGAACGCTCATATATTCTATTGTTTGAATAATAATCTGTCAGAAACGCAAATCGGCTTTCTGCAACAAATTTCATTCTACCTCTTGTAGATGACCACTCTGTAAGCCTAAATACCCCCATATTAAGCCATTCTATTGACCCATTAGATAATTCTAAGCCTGCCTTTACAGACACCGCCTGTCCTGTCTCTAGGAAGTTTATTGAGGAATTTACATCATCCACATTATAAAGATTATCTTTATCAATAATTGTTAGTGTAAATTTCTGAGTTGGCAAATTTTCCGAAACTTCGTGATTATAACTATCAATCTGCGCATTCACTATCTCAGAATTAGTAAATAATAAACCCTCACCGCATAAAATCGAGTTTATCCGCATACGTTTGTTATCAAGCTCTATAGGTGTTATAACGACCGAAGATACATTAAACCAGGTATCAGAAGTCGAAAAATAGCCTTTATTTATCTCATAAGTCCTAGTAACTCCACCTGCGGTAATACTAAATTCTGTAGGATAGTTGTTACCAAAATCTATAGTAAAACCTTTTATGTCATAAACTGTGTCAAAAGTGATTGTAACAGCCCCATCTATCTCTTCTGTAACAATACCTTGCGGCATTGTCCATTCGCCCTCATTTTCTGGAAGAAATAACATAGTACCATCTGCTCTCCAATAATCCTTTTCGAGAGTAGCATACTCAGCCGTTATTTCCGTCCCATTTATGGCATTATTAGGAGTTGAATACCATTCAAAATCTCCGCTAACAACCGCATCAGCTTGTGCCTCTTGATTTATAACTCCAAGAGTTACACGCATATAGCCGTGAGGTCTAATAGCCTCTTTCATTATGCTTTTGTATTCATTTGAAGCATATTTCATATCTTAAAGTCCACAATCTATAAGGTTAAACTTGCAATCAACATAGTTTTTATAGGAATATCCATCTAAAAATAATGGATGACCTGTTGTATCTCCGGGGTACATCGTCAATGTTCGTCGCACATTATCATCTCCTGTAAAAGTGACAGGAACATAAAACGGTTCTAAAAGTGACTTTATATAAGCCCAATCTTCCGCGTCTATACCGCTCCAATGTAGGTTATTTATCTTCCATTGCCTACGTCCTATAACTTGACCTATTACTTGTCCAAATGCGTTACGCCCAGCATCTACATTTATAGTAGATATTATTTCCATATCGGGATGAGGACACGGTATCGGTTGCCCATTTATCATTAAAAAATTGCTATATGGTCTATACATATCACATTCCTATTTTCATAAACAGATACGCAACTATTATTGAAACTATGCTTGTTGCTATATGGCTTGCTATGGATCTCCATTTTTCACCGTCACGACCCTCCATCTTGTCAAGTCGCTCGCCTTGCTTTTCTTGTTCTTTCACCATATTTGCCATATTTACGGCTAATTCCTTGACTGTGGAGGTTAGATTGCCTATCTGTGTGACGGTATTCTCCAAAGCTGCAAGCCTAGCATTTTGTCGATCATTCTCATCATCAATCCGTTTAGCGTATTCTTCGTGTTCCTTGCGTGTTATGTAATCGTTATCCATTCTTGCCTCCAATAAAAAGGAGACACCCTATAGAAGTGTCTCCCGTTGACTTATAATCTGCCCATAAAAGGATGTGTTACGATGTGCGAAGTTGATAGCCTAACATCCTCTGTCCTCTGGTATTTGCCATAGCAATATCTCTATCGCCTATAGAAAGTTCTTTACTTTCAACTACTGAGATGAGAGTTTCTTCAACCTCTATAAGCCTTTGCATAAGCAAAGCTTCACGCTCACTAGACGCTTCAACTGCCGAACGAATACCCGTTATTTCTGCCCCACCTGCAACGGCATTTCTACCGCCTACGGTGCCAAGCATTTCAGGAATACCGCCCTCACCTGCCGCAAATATCGAATAGGATGTTGATGGAATAAAACCGCCGTTAGCATAAGTAGGTATTCTAGGCAGGCTAATATGACCCACATTTGATATTATGCTATCCACACCGGGTACTTTTTGAGCCAAATCTATAAGTGAATTAAGCGCATCAATAGCACTATTTACCATAGACTCTATACCGCCAATCGCGCTATTTAACGCACCAATAGCATTATTAGCAGCCTCCTTAAACGCTTCTTTGAATTTAGGGGCTATATTTGATAACAATTCTTTCCACCTATTAGCCGTAAACCACGGAGCTACCTTTTCAGACCACCAAGAGTTTATATCCGTCCACCATTGACTAACCGTCTCATCCCACTTTGATTTTATAGAGGTTTTTATAGTATCAACTAATTGTGTCCATCTTTCAAAGGTGAACCAAGGTGCTACTTTTTCATCCCACCAAGCCTGTATATCAATAGCCCATTGTCCAACAGTTTCATCCCATTTTGTTTTGATTGATGTTTTTATACTATCTGCAAGTTGCAACCATCTTTCTAATGTAAACCACGGCACAACATTGGTTTCCCACCATAAAGGCAGATCAGTTACCCAAAATTCCTTAAACTCCGTCCACTTTTGAGAAAGTCCGTCTTTTATGCCTTGTCCTAATTCAGACCACATTTCAGCGGAGAAAAATCCTTGTGCGGTTTCAATTATATCTGTTGCCCATTCTTTTACCGCCTCAACCGCTCCGCTTGATGTCATACCATTGACAAATCCATCATCCATCCAACCTGCATAGCGTTCTGTAGCTTTTGACGGTGAGCCTAATTCCAAAACATTATGTATAGCATCAAGGATATTCTGTCCCCAGGCACGACCAGCCTCTTCTGCCCCTGTAGATGAATTTACGCCATTTATATAGCCCTCATCCATATATTTTGCGTTATCTTCCGCTTCGGAGTACATAGTGTCGCCTACTTCACCGAGTATGTTTTCCCATTCCGAGTTTAATACCGTAATTGCTCCACCCGGTCTATCTACTGATGCCGCATCAATATCAAAAAGTCCATCTATTATCTGTTCAGCCGCATCCGAAGCCCATCCTGCACCATCTATACCAAGTGCGCTCATATTGGTTTCTATTTCCGATGATAACGGGTCTATATAATCGGTCTTATAAGCATCAACACGACCTTTGATAAATTTATCCATTCCCTCGGGGTGGAATAACTTTTCGTACCATTTCATACTATCCCAATCAGCCTGCGCATCTGTGATAATAGTATTGATATTATTTATAAGGTCTTGTTGCATTAAATCGGTAGTAGATTGTAACTCTGTTGCCACTTGCGCATTCATATTAGCAAGCGCATTAGGATAACCCTCTTCTAACATTTTAAGGGTTTCCTCGTCGTTAGCATCTCTCGCCGCTTGTTTAGCTTTATCCATAGTAGCTTGAAAATCAGCTATTACAGAATCACCTTTATCTTGCATTGATTGAAGAGCAGTTTGTATACCCTCCATATCAAATTCGCCTGTTTCAGGATCTAAATAAGCATTCCAATCTATGCCATATTTAGCGGCATCCGATAAACTATACAGTGATTGAGTAACTGTATCTGTGCCAGACGCAAAATTAACAAATTCCGCATAAGCAGTATTCCATTCGTCTGTACCATAAGGAACTTCTTGTAGCTTTTGGCGCAAATCTGCAAGTTTCTGTTCCTGCTCTGTGGTATTTTCTACAATATGCTGTGTTAATTCACCTACAGCGTCACTTGTCAATCCATACGCCTGTGCAACGGCTCCACCCTCGCCAAAAGTAGCAAGTAGTACATCAGCCGCCGCACCTATTTTAGTTTCTGTTGCTTGTTGAAGTTCATCAAATTTCTCGGAGATTGCACTTGAACCCTCTTCAACAGATAATACCCCGGCGTCCATTTCCGTTTTTATTTTGGAAATCTCAAAAGCTACATTTGATACATTTTGCCGTGCCGTATCAAGTGTGTTAGATTTTTCGGAGGCAAGTTCCATACTATTGCTCATATCGGTAAGAGCATTAGTAGTATTTCTTATCAATTCATCTACAGGCACTCCCTCACCTGTAAAGGCATTTTTAATAGACTCTGCAAATCTAGCCTCTTCTATATCTTTCATTGCAGATACAAGACCTGCAATCGCACCAACAACACCGATAACACCAGCCGCTATAATTCCTGCTGGGAAACCGAATACCATTGAAAATACAGTACCTGCTATTGCAACACCTGCCGCCAATTCAGCGATATTTCCTGCAAGCGAGCCTATTCCTGATGTAATATCATAAATCGCATCTTTAGCCAATGCAAAATCAGCAAATCCAGCCGCTACAACTCCGATAACCTTTACCAAAGGTGATAATGTAGCACCAAGGCTTGTAAATGCGCCATTTAAGCCAACTACAACGCCCTCACCTGCCTCCATAGCGGTATGGAATACGAGTACCGAATTTCTGACCGCATCAAAAGCCTTTCCAAGGCTAGGTACAACCATACCAAGAGAGGTTAAAGGTGAATATCCAGCTTTCATTGCATTAGCAAATAAATCTGTAGCGTGAGATAATGCCGTCATATGGTTTACAAAATTTGCAATAGTGGAAACTTTGAGCAGTTTGGTAAGCCCTACAAGCGTGAGCAATGCCGTTTCAAAAGGAGCGGTTTTGAATGTTGCCGCATAAGCATCTATCGCACCATTTAAGGCTATCCATATCAACTTGCCTATCCGTTTTAGTATTCCTGTAAAGTCAATTTCTACAAGAAATTCGCCTATCTTGCGTCCTACTTTATCCCACTTAACTCTTTCAACCGCTGATATAAGCATATCCAATATGCCCTTCACCCAAGAGTTGATTGAGTGAGCAAACGCCTTAAAATCAAAGTTTTCAAAGAATCCATTTATCCCGGCAGCTATAGATTTTCCAAACTGTTCCCAATTTGCCGTGTCTGCAAATGTAACGGACGCATATATAGCCGTATTAAGGGCATTAGCAATAGTCCGTCCTAACTGATAGAATAAATCAGGAGTAATAAGACCATTGAGAAAATTAGCAAAATTCGTGCCAAAATTCCTAGCCTTATCAAAAATTGAATCCCAATCTATATTTTTCATTGCATCAGCTAGAGTTGTGGACATAGTACGCCCTAAATCAAACCACGATGCAATATCACTCTTGTATTTTTCAAACGATACCGCCGCTGCCGTAGCCCTAGACTCTGACGCACCGCCACCACCTGTAGCATCTCCACCGCCGCCACTTCCAGAATCATCATCCGGGGATAATACATTAAGCTCGTCTATTCCAAGCAGGTAATCTTTCAGTTTCTTTGCGTTTCCTGCGGCATCTCCTACGGAATCCGCATAGTCCGACATATCATCATCCATTGTCAGACCTACATCCGAAATCTCAATCTGCCAGCCTAACAACTTGCCGATCGCATTTAAGCCTTTTTCTACAAGGTCTATAAGGGTATTAAGAAAATCTCTAACCCTAATAAGAGCAGGTCTAAACGCATTTATCAGACCTGTACCGATTAGCGATCCTAGTTTTTGGAATTGCTGTCCGATTGTACGAGTGACATTAGCCCAAGTATCCGCCGTCTTTGTAAAATCGCCCATTACACGCCCCATTCTATCCATTACATATTGATAGCGGAGCATTGTCTTTTCAGCTTGTGTCATCGACTCTATATCAGCATTAAGGCCATTGCGAAGAGCGTATTCTTTAAGCGTAGCTTGCGTAAGATCAAGACCATAAGCCCTTAAAGGGCGTGTCATTCCTGTAAATATAGACTCTAAATCTTCTGCAACCTCATCATATTCAAGGTTATAGAAAGATCCCATATCAGCGGCTAGTTTAGTCAGATTGATAGACACATCAGCCATTTCACCGCCTAAATCTTTATAGGCATTCTGCAAGCCGGATAACTTGCCCGTAAGGTATTCAGACGCACTAGCCACTTGCTGATTTGTGATACCCATAGCCGAACCCATAGCTTGATAACGGCTAGAGAATTGCTTTGCGGTAAGCTCTGTCATACCAAATGACATCATTGCATTATCAGCGAAAGTCTCTACTTTATCGGAGGCATCTCCAAATACTGTATCAACTACATTCTGTGTTTCTACCAAACTTGAAGCCAAATTTATAGAACTGCCAAGTTTAGAAAAGACTCTGAACAAAAGCCAATATGACGCATATATCTTGCCTACTGCCGCTGCAAATGAGAATGTAGCTTTAGTGGCTCTTTTTGCGTTTCCTGCAAAACTGTTAAGTCTAGGACTAACAGCAGATACCGCCGCACCTGCTCTACCGCCTTGTGACGCAAGATTAGCAAGTGCATTAGCAAGGTCTATAACATTCTGTGATACCGCCGGAGCGTGTGAAAGAGTAGATATAAGCTGATTAAAGGCTACCCCTAGTTTAGGGATATTCTCAACCGCCGCCGTTGCAGACTTATAGCCGAATCTTGCTAAACTTGCCCCTAAAGCATCTAATCCCTCTATATTAGGTATCTTTATGTTTCCTAACTGTGATAATCCCTGTGCGATAAAAGGCAGATTATTAGCAGCATTACCGACAGATTTATACCCTAATCGTGATAAATTCTGCGCCAATACATCTATACCCTCCATATTGGGTATAGATACATTAGATAGTGTTTGTAATCCTTCGGCTATTTGCGGTAAAGCCATAGCTGCACTACCAGCATAAGAACCGCCTAATTTGCCAATAGAAGCCGCCAAATTGGAGAGATTTGTCATATCGGGTATATTTATACCCTCTAACTGTTGTAAAGCCTCTACAAGTCCTGTGAGAGGTGCAGGAGATATACTTTCAACGGCTGATGCAATATTTTGTACCGCCGGTACTACCTGCTCAACATTCCCCATACTAGAGAAAAGTTGTTCTTCCCAATCATCTCCCGATACATCTATGTTATCCGGGATAGTCATAAAGCTATCACCGTCAACCATATCAGCTAAAGATGAAGCCGCTTCTTGTGCGTGTTCAGATACATAATCTAACTGTTGATACAGTCCGGGTAGTTTCCTCTCCGCGTTTTCTATTTGAGTGCCTAAATCACGCAAGATACGCGCTAATTCGACAAATGCCTCTGTCTGTGTATAAACATCGTCTATGTTCCCAGCACCGCTCTGTTTTATGGAATTTTTAATGAACTCGGTATAATCGTAACCTTGATTAGAAGTATTCCCTACACCTATGGTTGCACGGAGCGATTTTGCATCATCCGGGTACTCTTTCCATATATCTTTAGGAATAGCAAGATTTTCTCTGCTAATCATATCCCGGAGTGTATCTCTTGTTTCCCTAGCCGTTTGCTGTACTAATTCTAACTCGGCTATCTCATTGGATATTTCCTCGCGGCTCTTGCTTGTGTTTATTCCCTCGGAAAATACCTGATTAACCGCTTCTCCTGCGGATTGCAACCCGGATAGTTTACTTGCGGAACTTGCAAGCGCATTGATAGCACTGGCAACGCCTTTTAGGTTTTTGGAATCTATATTATTGACCGTCTGCGCCAAATCGAGCATACCCATAGATAGGTTACTCATTGACGAAGAGTATTTATCGAAATTTGAGAATGATAGAGCCTGATCTAGTCTTTCGAGACTACCTATCAGTCTATCTATATTTGAAGCCGCATTACTTGAATTTGCGGATATTTTCAATTCTAAAGCATCTAATTCTGCCGGCATATATTTTCACCAAAAAAGGCGGCTTTTACACCGCCTTATCAACCTTTGAATTGTTAAAGGGTAGCGACTAACTCTATCATTAGCCGGATTGTTTCTTTGCTCGTTCAAAATTTTTCTGCATAGTTTCAAGCTGCAAGAAAAATGACTCTGTACGCTTTTTCTTTTCCTCTGCCGTAAGTGGCTTAATGTCGATATTATGCAAAAACGGCTCTTTAGGATATTGATACGGCTTTGTATGCTTTTTGCGCCAAAATTCAGCATTACATACCGTTGATTGCAATGCCTGTCTAACATATAGACCTAGCATATAATCTCGTTCATCTTCCATCTTTCGCTTTATCGACATTGCCTCATCATAGGCTCGTAAATCATTAAGCGTTGAATGGTAAAACTCTTTCTTTGTCAGACCATAAGCAAGATATTTAGGGTATAATTCCCTGATTACTTCGCACCAGCTTTTTTGTGATCCTGCGGCTTCTTCGTCTGTTTCGTCTCCGTCGCAATCATCTTGTTCATCGGCGCGTACTTCTCGAAAAAATGATCTTCACCTATTATCTCGATCATCTCGTTAAGAACATCATTCATATCCTTTTCGTCATTCTCTACAAGATATGTTTTAAGGATAGCCTTAGCGTCACTTCTTGAATGAATGGTATCGCTATGATGTTCAAGAAGTCCGGCATAAAAGAGTGTAAGTGTCGTTTTGGGAACATTGGCAAATTGCGCCACAACCTCTTGTATAACACTCTTACGATCATCAAGAGAATTAGCTGCCTCTGCCTCTGCTTTTGCCTTTGAGTACCCTATCATCTGATTCATAACCTCTACGGTCAAATCATCATACATTGAAGCCTCAATGCTAAATTCAAATGTGTACTCCATACCACCTATTGTTATTCGTTTCATTTTCTTCCCCTTTCCTCATATTAAGCAAGGGGAAGGGCAGCCGAAGCCGCCCTATCCCGATTGCTAATATGCTAGAAATTAGATACCGTAACTTCACAGGTATCAGTAAATCCGCCATCCGCGGTAGTTACGGTAATCGTTGCTGTTCCTGCGCCGATACCTGTTACAACACCACCATCAACTGTTGCTACATCTTCGTCACTTGTTGACCAAGATACAGTCTTATTAGTTGCGTTGCTAGGCTCGACTGTAGCGGTAAGCGTTGTTGTATTACCTACCGTTACACTGGCAGTATCCTCATTTAGAGAAACGCCCGTTACTGCCACCGGGACTACGCGTTTGGGCGTATCGCCTCATCCATACCCTTATACTCATTGATGGTAAGAGTCATCTCTACGGTCTGTAGCTCATTCTGTGCCATCTCAGACATAGGAAGCTGCTTAGGAGGCTCTGCAACCACATAGAAGCTCTTTGTAAGATAAGGACTCCAAACAACCCACCACATAGACAGGTTCTTGTTCGTCCGATTCTCATAAGCATCAATCAGAGTATTCCACTCGGCGATAGTATCATCCGTAGGATTGATAGTAACAGTCCACTCACCGCCTGTATCCTGACGACCTGCGATATAGCGTGTTACATAATCTTCAAGTGCGGATGCGTCAATCTGCTCTGTAGATAGCTCGATACCACCGATAGAATTGATACGCGTAAGTTTGGTAAATGCCGTAGGCTTTGTGCCAGCGGTTGTCTCTAAAGCATAGCCAAACTCTATGCCAAGAGTTGAGATTCCTGCAAGTGCCATCTCGTTATCCTCCTATAAATTGTTCTAGGTTAGCGACTATGCCCTATTGCATAGCCGGGTATAAGAAAAGGACGGCTAAACCGTCCTCTACTTAACTATATCTGTGTCTCCATTACCTATCACTCGAAAAGCCATAATCTCGCCAAATGCAATCTTATTGTTTAGTTGTGCTGTAGGTAAATTCTTCACATTATATCGAAAGCGTTTTAACTCTTTTGTTGCAGCTCGCAACACCTCTTTGCAGTCGTACTCGGTAGTATTTGTCCATACCCGAATATAAACGGTGCTATTTACCGCATTTACCGTCTGATTTTCGAGATCTTGACCCGTTTCTTCCTGTTCCTCGTGCAAATAAAGTGTAGGAAATTGAGCAGGTGTAACTATCTCATTAGTTGCTCTACAATGCAGATTAGGAAAAGGCGCATTATCGGCATTTTTTAACATATACGCTATTTGCGTAAATAATGTTGATTCAATATTTTCATACCACTCAGACATTACTAAATACCTTTCGTCCTATTTCTTCTATCTCAAATTGCATTGCTAATCCTGCGGCGTGCATTGGATATGTAGGAGCTTCACCAAAGCTATGATGTTTTTCTCCTGTTTCGTCATACCAATACCAACCATTAGCATCAAATGCGTGTTTTTGCTCTGGCATAGTGCCTTGACCTACTCCCTCAACATCATCTAAAACCTTTGCAAGAAAACCGGAACCAAACTCCGCTAATAGTAAAGGGCTAACCTCATAAGACCTTTTATTAGTCCTCTGTTTATCGGTGTACCATTCCCTAATGATCTTTTCTTTATCCATAGCAATTAGGATACCGTCACATCCAACATCTGACTGCTCTATCCGTTTCTCAAATGTTATCATCCCGGCATATTGTCCCGAATTTGCCTTTGCGGTTCTTATTCCGGCATCCATTAAGAGATTTACAAACCTCTCGCAAGCATCGTTTAAGCAACTTTTATATCCTTGCAATAGTTCTATAGCATCTCTAACAGAGCCTTTCTTGCTAATGTTTATCCGATATCTTTTCATACTACTGCCGCTAACAAAGCCTTGTAGAAGTGCCGTCCTGTATTCTGTACTCCGACTATTCGATAATCTGCCGTTGTCTCGTCCACTTCGTCACCCTTATAACCGATTTCCGATGTTTTCCATATCAAAACCCCCGGAACAAATGGAAATTCGCCTTTTTTGAATGTGATCTTTGCCATATTCGAGGACTCGTTACCAAAGGGCTTTAATTCATCTTCTGTCAGTTCACTTGTGATAGAGTTCCAAAATTCAACAGGTTTATCATATCCTGCCGGACTCTCGCCTGTTATACGAGGAATTTCTTTTCCATCCGGCATTACATCATAAATGATATTTCCCTGTTCATCCGTGGCATATATAGGCTTTCCCTCGTGATAGGTTGCATAAAACATTTTCTGTTTTACTCGTTTTGCTGTTCGCATAACTACACCCTCGCTATTGGTAAAATGCCATAAAACAACTCATTTCTGTCGGAATATTGTATATTTTCGCCATCAGCCGAATAATTATTCTGACCCTCCGCGCCTATCTTTACATAGTCATATAAGGCTATAGCTTTAATCTGCGTGTAGTAGCCAGTCATATCAGCCTCAATCATAGCTTCTGAATACGAGTTGGGGTATTTACGAGCCGCTTTCACCTCTCGTATAGCCCCTTTTACCTTGACTTCGAGGATATCCCTATCAAAGCCCTCCTCATTTTTCAGTTCGATTGCAAGCTCCGATGTTATGTCGGATTTAATCTCCTCTAAAGTCATATCGCACCTCACAGAGTAGCTATAAGTTCTTCGCGCAACTGTGCTGCCTTTTTATCCTCAACATCAATACCGCGTTTCTTCGCCTCCGCTTTCAGAGAGAAAAATGGCATATCTGCTATGGATTCAGCAGTCAATGTTGCCTCCATCTTTGCATCTTCCTTATGCTTCTCTTTCTTAACTTCTTCTTTCTTTTCCGTCTGAATATTGCCGTCAATCTTAATTAACGGCTTGCCTAATGCGTTGTTTGCACTCGTCAACTCATTAAGTCTTGAAAGCGTTACCTCATAACCCGTGCGAGGGAATTTATCCCCCACACGGTATAAGTGCTTTCC